AAGCAAATTATGTTGGTCCACTTAGGGTCAAAATAGTTATATTCCAAAGACCCACTGATACTACTGTAGGCAATGCAATATTCGATATGTATGAATATGATCCTCTTATTCTGCCTGCAAATCAGATATACTCTCCAATGAGTTCTAGACAGGCACATACCTATCAACAATATAGAATACTTAGACAGATAGATGTGTGGATACCGGAAGACAACACTGCTGGTGCACAACCAATTACTGTAGAGAAATCGATTACAATTCCATTCAGAGGAAAAACACTTCGTTTTAAACCAGGAGGCAATGACTTTGAACATGGAGATGTCGGATGTGTGCTTCTATGCTCTTCTGGTGCTTATGCTGCTGCATCACTTACTGGACTTACATTTTCATGGGCTACAAATCTATATTATGTGGATCCTTAACGGAATGGGCCCGGGCGTCGCAGTCGTCGTAGCGACGGGACGGAGCGGCTGGCAGCGTCCCCTCTCGGACCTTTTCGGTCCGTAGTGGCGACCACGCCAGTACGACCCCCAACGCCAAGGGAGCTGTCAGTAAGGCGGTCACCGCCGTTTACAGGCGGCCGGCCGTTTACAGGCCGGAATGTCAACAACCACCCATAATAAATCTACCCTTCCAAAATAAAACAAATACTGTGTGAGACCGAACACCATCAGTATTTGCACTGAGGTTGAGCACAGTATTACCTCAACCTCGGTTCAGTGCATAGTACTAACCTGCATGTTTAGGGCAGTATGTCTTATGCGAAGAACTGGGTGTTCACGGAGCACGACGTGGAGAACCAAGACCTGACTAAATGGGCCGAGAATGAATCGGTTCAGTTTATTCAGTACCAACTGGAGGTGGCACCGGATACTGGAAAAGAGCACTTCCAGGGGATGCTTCTGCTTAAAAAGCGGATGCGTATCACCCAATTGAAGACTCAATTCAGTCCCACTGCTCACTGGGAGGCAATGAAGGGAACAGTGTCTCAAAGCCTGAGCTATACTTCGAAGGAGGACACCAGGGTAGGCGGTCCGTGGCGCTTCGGCGAGGTGGACGAAACGGGCGGCCAGGGCTCTCGAGCGGACATCCATTAGCTGAAAAGAAAGATTGACTCAGGGGAGTCGCTGGATTCCATTCAGGAGTCAAACCCGCTTTTCTTTGATCCCCGTTATGTGACAATGGCGAGGAACATGTTAAATCACAAGGTTCGACGGACCGCGATGGCAAAACTGGAGGAGAGATATGCATTTGCTCGACTGCGTCCTTGGCAACAGGAGGCTGTGGATCATCTGGCTCTTCAGTCAGATCGACACATTCTGTGGATATGTGATTATGAAGGGGAAACAGGGAAGTCATTTCTTTGTCAATGGCTGTTAGTTTCGCAAGGATACCAAGTGCTTGGGCAAGGCAAATATCAAGATCTTGTCTACAACGTAGAACCCTCAGCTGCTGGTTACGTTTTCGATATTCCTGCTGCCGTGAAGGAGGAATTCCTGCCATATTCTCTAATGGAAAAGATCAAAGATGGGGTCTTAGTTTCGACGAAATATGAAGGTGGAACTAAACTGCTTAATTCCTCAAAGGTGATTGTCCTGGCGAATATTGGCCCCGACCCGACCAAGTTTAAAAAGAATCGACTGCAAGTATATAGCCCCGTGAAGAATCTTCTCACTGGCGAACTTTCGCTTAAACTTCTCGACGGCTTCGACTAAATAAAATGATTAAACCCCGACCACGTTTAAATAACAATATTGTTGCTGCTGCTGCTGCGTTAGGTAAAAAGTTAGGGGATCTGTATTATTACGGAAACCAAACAGCGAGTAAAAAACCTACACATACACGCTACTTAAAAACACCCAAAGTTCACATTCCCTACTGGGAAAAGAATAAGAAAGGTCCCAGGCTTGATTTAAAAAGTAAAGCCGGTGCTATATTAAAAACTGCCCTTAGAATGCGAATGCGACGACGTTATGGAAGCCGTACAAAACGCGGAAAGAAAGGCAGACGCGGTTCTAGAGGATATTATCTTAGAAAACGAAAGAATGCCTGGTTGTATAGAGTCAGACCAGAGATTAAAGAAGTGGAGGATGTTAGCACTAATCAAGAGTCTCTTGCTCTTTATAATGTTGCTAGCACTACTGGTGGTCATGTTCTTATAAACAGTGCAAACACTGGACGTTCTTTCACACCCAGAATTGCACAAGGAATAGGTAAAAATCAGCGTATCGGTGAGACTGTGTTAATGAAAACGCTTCACTGTCGTTTCAGATTCACAACACAAGCAAATTATGTTGGTCCACTTAGGGTCAAAATAGTTATATTCCAAAGACCCACTGATACTACTGTAGGCAATGCAATATTCGATATGTATGAATATGATCCTCTTATTCTGCCTGCAAA